AAGAATTAATTAGAGCGTCGGCTTCAAGAATGAACTGCGTTACTGAATCCGTTGTTACAAAGCTCGACGCCGTGAACGTCACGGACTTGAAGTCGGCCTGCACATTGGCAACGGTCGTATAGCTCATTCTCTTCCAGTCTTAGGCTCCTCGAGATCCCTTCTCCTAGTCGGAGCCACTGCAGGCGCGGGGGCCAACTCCCTAGCCTCCGGCGCCGCGTCCACCAAACCCTTTTGGAGCATTTCCTTCTTCAGTTCTTTGGGGCAGGTAGTCCCAACCTTGAATTCCTGCCCGTTGTGCAAAACCGTCCGATTGAAAACGTGCTCCATTCATTACTCCTGTTATCGGGAATTAGTTCCCGTAACATTCGTAATTCTGCACGAAAAACAATTCAACATTTTTCGTGCCGTCCATCGTCCCGTTGGGCACGAAGGTATTCAGCTCAACGTGCGACGCGTCGGTAGAGAAGGTCCCGCGAGTCGTCTCGAACGCCCCGTTGAAAATCGACCAGTCATAGTCGCCGGCCGACGAAGCACATCGCGTGATTCCGAGCTTGCTGCCCACGCCCACGTAAACCGTGGCCCCGCCGGAGCTAGTCGCAGGAATCGACACGCTAGATACCGTCTTGAAAGCATCGCTGCCGGTAGTTGTCGTGGTCTGATGAGCCGAGATCGAGAAATTCTCGGAGATCGTTTTACCGAAAATATTCGTCCCAGTCACAACCGCAGTCCCGGCGCCGACAGATCCAGTGGATCCACCGAATCCAATCGTGATGTTGCGCGGATAGTCGGGCTGTCCTGCGAAAGTGGTAATGGAAGTCGCGCTGCCGTTATTCAGCGCGGATCCACTGGCCACGACCGTCGAGGCCCCGGCTACAGGGGAAACCCAGGTGTAATGCTCAAGGCTAGCCTGCGTAGGGAATTTCGCATTCTGGAAGAATACCTGCCACGGCCCATTGGCAAAGGCGCTTTGCGCCGTCAGGGCAGCAATCAAAATAAACAAACGACGCATAATTAATCTCCCTTAGTAAAACGGCGCATCCAAATTACTTTGAATGCGCCGCTCTGATTTCATAAAACCAAAACTAGGCAACGGCGCTGGCGATCAAATAACCGCATTTCGCGTCGCTAATCAGCATGTCGTATTCATCTTCCACAAGCAGAGCGGTGCTGCCGGGCGGGTTGAAATTCGACTGCTTATAGACCTTCCTCGGCTGCGAATCCGACGGCACAACCAAGTAGCCAATCGACTTTTGCAGAATCTCAGGCTTGTCGGGCGCGACCGCAAAGACAATCGACTTACCCCACACAGAAGCAAGGCTCGATGGCTGTCCTTCTTTCGCAGACTCGTAACGAGCGGTCCCGTAAAGAACCTGGTCAACGCCGATCGCGCGAGCCATTTCGTCCTCATTCAAGCCGCCCGGACGCGCCCACTTGTAACCAAGGGCGTCGAGCATCTGCGGATGGAATCGCAAAATGTTCCACACCTGGATGTCCATAATAGCCAGATTCGGCATCATACCAGTCGCGTTCAGAATGGTCTGGCGCGCGGTGGAGAAAACGCCGATCGGATCGGAGTTTGCAAAGTCATTGAGCTGACTCGAACCCGAAAGAGTCGTGTTCTGCGTGAGAATGGTGGGGTCATTCAGCGTGTCAGCCAAAGCCTTTTCCTTCTCAAGCCAGAGAATCGTGGACACGCCGAGCGTTTCATCGCGTTCCGCATCAAAGGGCAGCTCAACGTTGGCGTAGTCTTCTTTCGAGACAAAGCCTTCGAGCCCGTGCCCTTTGATGAGATATTGCTGCGTCGAATACACGCGGGTTTCGGCCTGCCGGTACTTACCGCGACCGCCCTTTACCGTGGTTTCGATGCGCAGGTGCGAGGTGCCGTATTTACCGAGCAAACCAGAGTATTGCTTGCTCTTGACTTGCGGCAGGACTTCCTCGCTGATGAAACCTTTGGGAACGTAAGCGGAACTCACGTTCGTCAAGAGTTTGTCTACGATAGCTCTTAATTGACTCATTGCTTACGCTCCCCTTTTTTCGATTAAGCTTGTGTGGCCACGCCCTGCGCCGACAAAACCGTCAACGCAAAGATGTCACCTGCAACTGCATCCTGCATCGCCTGCCCAATGATTTTGTCATTAGCAGAGGCAAGCTTCTGAATGCTGCCGTCGGCATTGTGTCCAAGAATGTTGCCCTTCGAAATCCCAGCCTTTGCCAGGCCCTTAGCGCCGCCGCCCGGCATCGCCACTTCGACGAGATCCCCCACGTTCGCAGCCACGTTCTGCGCGATTCCGATAGAGAGATCAGTCGTGCCGCTGACTGGCGTCACGCGATTTTCGGTGGAACCGAATTTGACAGCCTGGCCCCTTGCAATCACGGCGTCCGCTTCGAACGTCGCAATTAGTGGTTTAATCATTACCGACATTTTACATTCCCCCTATGGAAAAGTTTCTTACTGCAATTCTTTCAGGGCCAGCGAAATAGCCTCGCCGCGAGACAATTTCGGATCGGCCTTCTGTTTTTCTTCAGCAAGCTTGATAGCGCGATCTTCCAGATCCCCGCCCTTGCCGTCGGACCCGGAGGCTCCGCGAGCACTGAGATTCACAGGCTGAGAGAGCTTTGCAAACTCCGCAATATCGCCCTTCATAAAGGCAGATTTCTGCGCAGCAACCGCCTTGCCTTCAGTAAGCATGAGCGTGAAAGCGGCTTCTTTTTCAGCCATTTTCTTGTGCTCAGTCATCTCTTCGAGTTTCTTTTTCGTCTCAGCAAGCTCCTGCTTCGACTTCTCAAGCTCCTTCTTGATTAGAGCTTTGTCTTGAGCAGCGTCGGGATGGTCGGCATCTTCGTCGTCGTCTTCATCTTCCTCGCCTTCAGCCTCTTCCATCTTCTTTATCTTCTCTTCGTACTCGGCGAGCTTCTTCTTCAGGCCGTCGTTTTCCGAAGCCAGCTTTTCGTGCATTTCGTCCAGCTTCAAAACCTTCTTTTCAAGCTCTTCGAGTTTCATTTCTTCAATCTCCTCCGCAGCAACAATCGCTGCCATGTCTTTCACGAAAGGCCGATTCGTTAAACCACCACCAAATAGTACGTTCTTGTAAGTTACGCCCGATTCTGGATCTTTCCAGACAAAAGCGAAGTCTGGAGAAAAATATCTCAGCTCGCGCTCATGCAGCTTTTGCTGCGCTTTGGGCGTCCAGTCCACGCGGGCCCAAAGCTCGGTTCCATCTTCAGATAAATATAACGCAGTAAGCCAGCCGCTCGCCTCTTTGTCGGAGTCGTGGAAATAATCAAATGCAATGTCCACGCCGCGCACGCGCTTGTCGAAATTCATCTTCATTTCGGCAAGCGTTGCCTTCGTAATGTCAAACTCTCCGTATTTCGGATGGTTGAAGGATCCAACGCGCAAAACCTGCACGTCAGGCTTTCCAAGCGCCGTAGGCAATCCTGGCGATGTCGGCTTTCCTCCCAAAGAAGAATGAGACGAAAGCTGAATCTCAGAGCGCACGCATCCGCGCTCAACAAATCGAAGCATGATTTACAACTTGAACGCGATTCCGGGCGCCGTCAAGAGCCGCCGAGCTGCTTAGACGTTGGCAATTCGGAATCAAGAATTGGACGCAGCGCGCCGGGAGTGGCTATCGGGGGATTCTTTGGATCCCCATTATCGTTCAACCCGATCTGCGGCGACGCCTCACGCCCAGAATCGTCCTCAGGGATATTGTCGTCATCGCCCTCTCCACCAAAGCTCATTTCTCAACCCTTTTCTTCAGTGCCGGATATTTCCTGTAAACAGCCGCGCGCACCTTCTTTTCGTCCGGCGTTCCGGCAGCCCTGGCCAGAGCGTTTCTCGCATGCGCGAGATCATGGATCGGATAACGCTTGTCTTTCGGGAAAACGAAATTAGAAGACGCGATATGCTTCCTGCCCTTTGTCGTCAGCTCATCAAGCTTTTCTGACAGCTTAATCATTCTTGATTGGATGCTCATGCGCACATTCTCCCAAAGTAATAGAATTAAGCTGCTTTTTCGTCAGCGCCACGCCGCCTCTGTCGATCTCGGGATTATCCGAATCGCCCTTCAGATTCGGCACAAGCCTCGACTTGCAATTGTGATGCAGCGGCGGGCTGTATCGCAGCAAATCGGAATCGTCCGGCGCAAACGTAGTGTCCGCAAGAGCCTGGCAAATGTCACTCACCGGATCTTCGTTCGTAAACGTGTAGCTTTCGATCTGGTCTTCCACTTCGTCGTCATGGAAAAACTCCATCGCGCTTTGCTGCGTGACCTGCGCCACGGTATTCCCCGCCGCAGCATCAATGCTCATTCCAGATCCGGTCGATCCATCCTCAAGAGTTGGCAGCACATCCTCATCCACGGCATTCAAGATATGGTCAACGTCGTCCGTGGTCGCCGCCTCAGAAGTGAATTTAAAGAAAACCATCTTCTCAACGTCCGCAGCCTGCGTCTCGGCCACAAGCGTGGACTGCGCATCGACGATCTTCTTGAGCTTTGCCGGGAGCTTCGGATATTCCGCAAGCTGCACGTTCTTTGCGCCCGGAACCCTGGAGCGCGCCCAATCAACTGCCCTCTCCGAAACCATCGCAAGATGCTCACGAAGTGCCGCCTTGTAAGCGTTCACGCCGGGCATATCCACGCCCTTTGCAGTAAGGATGCGGCTGCCCTTTGGCAAAGAATTGTATTTACGGCGCAGGATGTCCTTCAGCGCCGCATACATCGTTTGCAGATTGTCCTGCATGATCTCTTTAAGCTTTTCTTTGTGGGCGTCGAATCTCTCCACGTATTTCTTATCTGCCAATTGGATAGTTTCTGCGCGCTCCGACAAAAGCTGATTCGGCTTATATGGTTCAAGCTTTCCAGTCTGCGGATTCACAACCGGATCTGTCGGCGTCGGATAATTCGTCTTTGCTCCGCTCGGAATCGCAGGCATCGGAATCTCTGTTTTCGGATCCTGCTTTGGAAGCTTGTATTGCTTCCTGATGAAATCTTTCAGCGGAGTATCTGGATTAATCATGCGAGAATCCGTGAGAAACTTCAGCGTCTCGGCAAACTCTTTCCCGGCCTTGTCTGAAATCCCAGTAACCTTCATCTTGGGATAGCCTTTGCGATCCCCGCGATTCATCTTGATGAGGTTCGGGATAAGCTGACGATTCACAGTATCGCAAATGATGTCCGCGTAAGCCTGAATCCCAGATGTAAAGAATTCTCCGAGATTGCTGCCGAGCGCGTAGGCCCCGCCGCCTCCATTCATCCCGAGCGCCAGGAAGTTTCCAACCACCGCGTTTGCGAATTCGGTGTTTTCAAATACGAGCATTTCCTTGATCTTGCTCGCGTCGAATTCCCCACGCTGAATTTCGATCTTCCAGCCCTCGGGCAACGTGATGTAGGCCGCTTCGTGCGACGTGTAGTTTTGCAACGTCTTCTGAAAGTTTTCGAAGTCAGTTCCCTTTTCTTTTCCTTTGGGAATAGTTCCAATCGGCGTTCCAACCGCATATTTCTCAATCCCGATTGCGGCAAGCTTCAGATAAACGTCTTTTCTCACATAGGCGCCGAACATCGGACGAAGTGCAGAAATCCCTTCGTAATTGTCTCCCTCTTTCATCAAGGTGAACACAACTAAAAATTCCCCGGGGATAAATTGATTTCCTCCCAGATCAGAAAATGTGTATTGATTCACGCCGAGCAGCCGCCCCGTCTTTGGCTCAAGAATCCAATTCTCAATCGTCTTCTGCGAGCGGAACGCGAGAGACTTTAGACCGTTGAACGTCCCAAATTTCGGGTGATTCAATTCAACGCTATGCACGACTTCCATGAGCGAGAATCCAAATGGGATGAGCGTGAGCGCTTCGTGCTTGAACGCCGTAAAATCAATCATGTCAAAGATGCAGCATTCCGCTAGCTCTTTGTCGTTCACGCAGTCCGGATCCGATTCATCGTATGCATCAATCGTCCACGTCGCAGCCTTAATGGGATTTGTCATCGCGTTGAGAAGCATGGCGATCTGCGCCTCGCTCCTGCGCATCTCATCCCATTTGCGTGCACCAACGCGCCCCCGGAGCGTCGATAGATATTCTTCAGAGAAGTATCCGCCGAAAATCTGCGTGCCGGAATTACCCACCGCCTCAAGAGACAGCTTCGATCCAGTCTCGAAAGCTCCCGATTCGGATTCGCCTTGCCCGTTATCGAAGACCGAAACGCCTGCGGGCGTCGCAGTCTTTGCGCCCGCCGCAGATGGAAACGGCACATTCGCATAGGGCTGACGGCCCGTGTTCTCGTTCACGGGATTTGTGCCGTAATTCGGGCGCTGATTCATCGGGAAATTCGCTCCCTGGGGGGGCGTGGACTTGCCGGGCAGCGTTCCATTCGGATGCGCGACAGGAGATGTGGAATCGTTCTGCGGAGGAGTTTTCTTTGCCACTTACCATTGCCTCCCGGAATTCAGCGAGGCTGCGAAAGGAATCCCAAAACCACCAGTGCTGTCGTCAGCAAAGCTACCAATGCTAAGCTCATCGTACCGCCCATAGTTTGCAAGCGCGAGACTGTCCGCATAGTCTGGAGATTTGCGACCAGTGCGCTTCTTGTATTCGTCTTTTGATTCGATGCGCATTTTTCCCCTAGAGTCGTAAGCATAGAGGATGGAGGGTAGCTCTTCAAGATAAACATCCTCAGGCAAAAGGGAAAGCCCGTCGCTCGCCTTCAAGTCATCGCGCAGCAAGCCAAACATGCGCGCCTTGAGATTGACGTACTTGTCGTGATCTTCTCCCTGGCACGCGGCCCCGAACTGAACGCCCCGGATCTCAGTATTTCGTAATACGCTATCATGCTCTCGCTGTCTCTCACGCAATACATCCACGACGCCCCCCCCGATCCCAGTTTCATCGACGACAATGACATCAAGCGGTTCTCTTCTCTGCGCAGCTATGATCTCGCCCACTATCTCGTTCGTATCTTTTTGAATGAGCGCTTTGACTGCGGTCTGCTTTTTACCGTGCAGCGCCGTGAGGACCGTGGCGTCGCTCCCGAATCTCGCCACGTCAACGCCGAGCGATTTACGATCCGACTGCGTTGGATAAACAACGCGCAACTGCGCCGCCTCGACATATCCCAAATGAATCAATGCGCCGTCCGCATCCTTTGGAAATTCACCGAGCACTTTAGACAAAAACAATGGATGCGTTGTTCCCCACTTTCGAGGCAGGCCCATCGAAACAACCCATTTGAGTGAGAGTAAATGAGTCTTTGGCTCTTTGTAACTCCGAAGACGCGCAGATGCTTCTGTATCTGACATTCCCTGAACCCGATGAATTTCAGCCTCCAAGTCATTGAGATTAAGTATGCCGTTTGCGATGAGGTTAGGCGAATCAAAGCAGCTAAGTTTGATCTTAGCCCACTCCGGCGAATGGAAGCATTTGTAAAACTCCGCGTTCCTAGATGTAGGATTGCCGATCGCAACCATCTTTGCGTTGCCTGATGTCAGCATGCCTTCTGCCATTGTCCAAATGTTGTGCGGAATCCCGGTCGCTTCGTCGAATATAATTAATACATCTTTTGAGTGGAATCCTTGGAAGCTCGACTGCGCGCCCTGGCCCGATTCGTTTGTTAGCTCATTGCGCGGAGTAAATCCGATCGCAAACCAATCGCCGCTCTTACTCATCTGCCATTCCGTTAGATTGAGTTTACCGCCGAGAGGAAAACGGCTGCGCGCGTGGCCCGAGCGGATCTCCGCCCACAAAATATTCTGTACTTGGTTGAATGTCGGCGCAGTCGTAATCACTCGGCATCCAGGAAAGCACGACATAAACCAAAGAACGACGCGTGCTAGCGTCCAGCTCTTTCCGGCAGAGTGGCAAGCGGAAATTGCCACGCGGTCGTTATCGGCTATCGCACGCAGAATTCTGTTTTGATACGGCTCGCACTGCACGCCGAGCACATGCGTGAAAAAGTGCTCCGGGTTTTTCTGCAGTATTTGGATATCTTGAATGCTAACCGGAATCTGTGCCGTGTCCGCCATTCGATTTGTCTACTACGGCTTTTATAATTTCGCCGAAAGATTGAAAAAGATTTTCGCCTTCTGCGCCCGTGATCTGCGTGGCCGCGAGCTTAGGGAAAAGATAGTCGCACGCGTTCTTCGACGCCTGGATCCTTTCCGCAGCCCTGATACGATCTAGCTCATAAGGCTGGCCAGTAGACGAATAGTGTGTTTCAGTGGGCTTGTCGTATCCAAGCTCTTTCCAGCGGTTTGCTGAGAAAAGCAAAAGCACTTCGAACGGATCGACGCCGAGGCGTTCCGCAATCGCGCGCGCTTTGGGCATGAGCTTCGTTTGCTGGTTTACCGAACCAGGTCTGCGCCCACCTGTTTTCGGTAGTCCGACTGGGCGTGCCATAATTTCTATAGACAGATTGCGCCGCGTCGCGGGGCGCATGCAAGGGAAAAATCAATCCGTAATGCCCCTAGCAGCCTTAAATTCGGCGATCTCGCGCAAACACTGCTCTAGGGGCATGTCATGGTCTATCGTCACGCCTAGGGCAGCAGCGCGCGCCGAGAGGGCTTCTGCCGTCAGGGCCATGGCGCAAAATTCTTCGATGACTCGACTCGCAGCGGCCAGGTCCGCTGAAGAGACGCCTTTGCGCAGTTCGTCAATGAGGTTAAATTTGCCCGCCAGGAAGTCCGATTTTTCCATGACGCTGTGTATCGCGTTGAGCTAACGAGTCAACATAAATGCGGGGCGTCTAAAGAGGCGGGAATGACGCGGTGCTTATGACGACCTTGATGGAAAATGACCCCATTGCGCCTCACATTCTTATTACCTATGTATTTTTTACCTCTTTTGCCCCTTTTTACCCATTTTTTTTTATTACTCTGTCATAAGGAAAAGAACCGTCAGGTCGTCATAAGCACCGCGTTATGGCAATGTATTCGACAACTTAATGCCTGACGACCTCAAAAAAAGAACCGTCAGGAGGTCATCAGGACCGTCATAAGCGGCGCGTTAAATCCTGACGACCTGACGACCTGGCTGACGACCTCGAAAAAGTACCGTCAGTCCTTATCTAGATACTGATTCCAGGGTTTCCCGGCGCTGCCAGCGGCAGTTTTTGACACTAAAGACAGACGGGAATACTCGGCTCCTTTTTCAGAATGCCGTTTGCGTTCTTTGATTTCTGGAATGAGAGCTAGGCGCATCGCAAAACGCCGCTCTGAGTAGGGATATTGACCCAATAAGTCGGATTTATAGATCTCGTATAGCTCGCGCAGGCGCCAGCGCTTTGGATTCGTGGCGTCCTCTAGTGGCAGGAACGTGACCTTGTCGCGGACCCACTGCGCGACGCTGCAGGCGGCCTCTAGAACGTCCGCCATTGCGGCCTTGCTCTTTGGGCTTTCCGTGAATCGTTTTTGATTCTCAAGCCTAATCCAGCCCGCTAATGCGAAATTAAAGATGCCCGGCAGCTCTGCCATGAGTTTAGGCAGTAGTTCTTTATCCTGCGCCGCGTCGTCGGTTAGGTCTTTTTCCCACGGAATAATGATCGGGCGAGAGAGCATTCCAGGCGTCAAGTCTTTTAGCTCGGGAATTTCATTGTAAGTCATAACGAGTTTCGCGCGATTGCGCACGACAAAGAGCGGCCCGTTTTTAGTTTGAGCGGTAAATTCGCCATCGCCTGTCAGATTTTTAAAGGTCGCGCTCTCGTTTAATTCTTTCGGCGATGTTTCTTCTGAAAAGTTTACATATTTCCCATCTAACTGCGCAGTCGCAAACTTGTCCGACGCTATTTGCCCCATGGATAGGCTCGAATAATTCCTATGCCCGACAAGCGCCTTCAATATCGAAAGGAAAGTACTTTTCCCGTTTCGTCCGGATCCAGATAGCCACAAAGCCTTGTGATATTTATATTCTCCGCCAGCGATAATGTAGCCCATAAATTCCTGCAGGATCGAAACCAAAACAGAATCGCCCAACATGCAATCCAAAATCCACGCGTCGAATGTGGGGCACGTTGCTAGGTGATTAAATTCATAAGGAAGTACGTATCGGAATCCGAATTCAGGCGCGTGCGCGTACATTACTGGATAAATCAAACGAGATATCGGCGGAGTAATATCTAAGACAACGTTCTTGAAGTTGATTCTGTTCTCGCTGCTAATGAAAAAGAAATCCCGCCGTTCGTGGTTGTTATTCATTACTTTGTGAAAAAACTCTTTTCGCATCCTATCTGTCGGCTTTGGTTTGAATTTCGATTCCGCGTAGCCTTGTATTTCTAGGCTAGACATTTCTTCGAAGTGTGTGCCGTTGAATCTGAAAATCGACTTGTCCTTCATCTCAGGAACGACTCGGTAGTGCGTGTCGCGCTTGAAGCGCTCTAGCAAGTCATCATAGTTCGGTGACGGTTTTTCTTTGAAAGTATCGTAAAATCCTGTATTTTCCGTCTTTATTGGGTCTAAAATATTTTCCACTTCTTCTGATGAAAAATTACCGCGTGGCTCGTCGGCTGTGTAGCCATGGCCATTCGATAGGTTCGCCTTGAACGCAGCTTCAGCGGCTTCGAATTCTTTTCGTAGTGATTCATCCATCGTGCCATACCCCCATAAGATGCAAGCCTCAAGGCATAGCGGAGACCCGAGCGGGAGGTCAAGGCGCTAAAAATGAAAGCGCCGAGAGACGGTGCATCCTGGGGGAGGCATATCTCTCGGCGCAGATGAAAGGACGTGGGCGACCGTATATCGCGGTGAACAAGGAAATCAAGTTGAAATCGCGATAGCGCCAGCAAGAGTTACGCCAGGATCGGATGCAATCTGCGAGAGATCCCATTGCATCGCTGCGATCGTAGAAGGATCGGAGCAGGCGTTAACAGCGGCAGAAAACGCTACGCTATAGGCAGTCACAGAATTCACGAACGCAAAAAGCTGCGCCAGATACGCCTCGCGATCCACCTTTTCGCTTGCTTTTGCGGCAAGATAAAGAATGACGAGCTGTTGCTGCGTTGTCGCGTCGTAATGATTCTGCCCGAATTCAGTGATAGCAGATTTGAACTGCAACAGTTTTCCTTGCTTTGCAAAAGCAAGATACGCCACGGCTGAATTTGTGCCAGCAGGCAATGCAAAATCAAACGCGCCTCCGACAAGATAAGTGTCGGTGACTCCATCTGTTGTCATCGAAACCGTTCTGCCGTAAATGTCGTTATCCATTAGAGATTAAGTCCCCCGCTTGTGGAGGTAGTAATCACTCCGGTTGCGAAATTGAGGGTTTGAATAAGCCCATTTTGTGCAGCCGTCGTGTCACCATTTTGACCATTCGCGCCCGTGCCGTGGCCAGTTCCGCCGACACCCACAAAAACGTTTGGAATCGCGGACAGCAAAGCCGTCACTACTGGACCTGTTTTTGTATTGTATTTCAAAACAATCCATCCGCCAGACCCAGGGCCGCCTCCGCCGCCACCACCCGCATCGCCGGCGGTTGGGCTACCGCCATTTCCTCCCCCACCGCCCCATGATGTAATCGTAGCGCCAGACGTTGCGGCTCCCGTAACCAAGATGTTGCCAGACAGATACACCGTGTTTCCAGACGCGCCCCCGCCCCCGCCCCCGCCACCAGAATTGACGCCATCCCCGCCGCCTCCGGCTCCTCCAGAGCCGCCGCCTCCAACGAAAATCTGCGCGCCAGAGCCTGTTTGTGGCAAAAACCATGTGGTGATATCCCGCATGGGGAAATTCGTGACGGCAACCGGCGCACGAAGCGCGCCGCCAGTGCCAACGCCACCATTCCCACCCTTACCCCCAGAACCGCCAGCCGATCCGGTAATGACATTCCCGCCGCTACCTGCCGCGCCCTGGGCACCATTCATCACGTTGCCAGCGCCGCCATTTCCGCCAGACCTGCCCGTGATATTCGTGCCGACCGCAATCGCATTTCCGTTGCTACCAGCCGCGCCGCCTGCGCCGCCGTTTGTGCCGCCAGCTCCACTGCCGTCTATCGCGAAGGCCGGAGCATTCGTGAGATCAAGCGTGCCGCACCAAAACACGCGCTGATTCTGCACGCTAAGCGTTGCGGTACTTCCAACAGGCCACGACACGTTATTCCAATACATATCGCGCGACAAAACAGTAGTTCCGCTCGCAGGAAACGTGAAATCACCGTCGCTGCAATCTCCAAAAAAAGCTTTAGATGGAATGAGCGCAAAACCATTTCCAAGAAGGACGGTAGAGATACCGTCCATAAATCTTGCGATCGTATTTGTCCCGCCCCAGGTGACGGGCGCCACCGGATTCTTTGCTGCCAAAAAAATCAGGGCAGCAGCTATTGCTGCATAATGTTTTATTTTCATTTCGAAAACGTCATGTATGACGTTCCTGTCGTGATTGACGTTCCATAGGCTTCAAAGCCAACACAGTTTCCGCTTGGAATCAAAAAGTCTTTATCGCCTCCACCGGGTCCAATGATTCTCGTATTCGTCACGCTCGATAAAGATCCGCAGCTAGAGGCATAGCTCAAGTAAAAAGCACCGCCTGATGTATCCAAAATATCAATGTCATTGATGGTCTGCGGAGTCGATGCAATGAGAGTCGTGTAAGATCCGGTTAAAAGCGTTCCTGACGAATAGCTATGCACGACTGTCGTAACCGCCGTCAGACCACCCGTATATCCACGGTTATTGAAATTGTCCTGCATAAGCTGCACGGACTCAGTCAGGTCCGAACCTATGGATGCAGTCATGTTGACTGTCATAGATCCGGACCCCAGGCCGGATGCCCGCACACGGAGCTGATTTAGTCCCGCGATGCGATAGATTCGGTACTTCGCTCCAGCCGATGAAGTAATAGAGGCATTCGAATAAATAGAGCTGGGGTCGCTTGAAAATCCACTGGCGACACCAAGCGCGCTCCAGCTTGAACCGTTATCTGCACTTCCATCTACGTTGAACGTGGCGCTTGTAAAACTACCGGACGTTTGAAACCGGCACGCAGCAACGCCATTGATTGTGAGAGAAACGAAAGATCCAGCCGGGCACGAAGACGATGGTGTCGTGCAATTTGTCGTGATGGACCCAATCGATGAGATATCTGCAATTCCAACTGAACCCGTGATAGAAGAAACTCCAGTTACTTGAACCGGAGGCAGAGCAGTTACAGATACCGACGCAGTTCCGGATACAACCACGGGCTGCGGAGATGGGAAATTCGCAATCGAAACTTGGTTGGTTACGGCAATATTGCCGCCCGTAACCGTTACTTTAGGATTCGTGGTAGTCGTGTCGGCAAAAGCCAAAAGTCCTACTGTCGCTAAAAGCGCCGAAAAACCCATCTTGATCATGTGATTTCTGCTCCTGATGCCGTGAATACAACATCCGTGCTCGATGCGTAAACTCCGATTGAACCTCCTGGCGTATTCAGCGCTAAAAAGTCATCCATCGTTCGAGTTTCTCCCGGAGCAATAGGGACCTCGTAATAGATTGATTTTGAAGCGATGTAACTCGTCCCCGTCGGATCGACATAGATTCGAAAGGTTTGATTCGACAATCCCGTATTGCAAACCCACATGCCTTTGACGATTGCGCGGGTAGACGCAGGCAGCTGATAAAGAGTTGTCAGCACTGCGCCGGGATTCGACTGCCCTAATAGTTTTTCTGTCAGTGCCATTATCCCTCTCCCACAAGTAGCGCATATCTGCGCAGCTCATCGCTGCTTGTATTTGCTGCGAGTGCGGCGAGCATGTCTAGCGCTTGCTGCACGTTAACCGGCACGGATGACCAATCTCCTGGCGTCGTGGGCGTGTAACTCGTCGTGGGCGCTGTTGCCGGTCCTGCGCCTGTATCCGAAATGCTGCTCATGGCGACGGCCCCAGCTCTTCAATCACGACGCGGCCCGTTCCGGACAGCATTTTCACATAGACCTTGGAAGTCGCGGAATTCAGGATTTGGACCGACTTGCTGCCGAGATTAGGGATGCGCCAGCCCTTCGTGCCTGTGCCCGTGTAATTCCATAAAACAATCGCCGACGGATCCGCCGAGATGTTTTGGATTGCGATATTCACGCGCGGGGAAAGCCCTAGTGTGGCCTCCTCCCACGTTGTGTCGTCCAGGTCGAATTCGTCGAGGGCTGCCGTTCCGAGACCGTCGGGCTGGAAAGAGCCCGACACGATGCCAGCGACAAGGTTAACGCGAAGCGCCGTGTTTAGATCGTCATAGACTTTGGCGAGGACTTGATTGACATATTTTGGGAGAGACAAGGACCCCCCCTTCTAGTACGCGGCGACCGCCTCGGAGACGTATAGATTGCCGGATGTCCCGATGACGGCCACTTTTTGGCCGGGATTGCAGCCAAAGACCTGCGGGAATTTTGCAGGCAGATAAGTGCTGGTTAAAGTTGCCGTGGGAGAATCTCCAATAGTAATCCAGCAATCGGTGTCCGACACTAGCCGCACTGCCTTAGTCGTGGATCCGAACGCGACGCTAGATGCCGAGACGCCCGAGATTGAAACTTTTTGCGGATTCAGCTCGGGCGCGATGGGATGCCGATAGCTCATAGGCTTATCTTCGACTTGTTTTTAAAAAAAGCAAGAATTAAGCTTGTGGGAATGGTTTCTCCGAATAAGACAACGGACATTCCCGCAGAGGCAATCCCGCTTTTCCACAAAATCAGGCATGACCACGTTTCACCGCACTATATCGCGTATTACTTGGAATATTTGACGTTCCACATGCCAGTGGCGAAACTCGTTCCCGCGCTGAAATGGCTCGTAAAAAACGATTTGCGCGGGCAGCGATTCGTCGATTTCGTGAACGGACAATGCAAGCGATCCGGCCTGGAGTTGATTCGGCATCTCACAATGCGGCTTGAGTGCGAGAAGAGAGAGCGCAAACTTTACGCCGTGGACATCCGCTCATGACGCCAGATGGGTTCAGCAATTTACTCATTACAATCGGTGTATTTATTGTTTTCCCGTGGTGCGCGTGGGTCACCGTGTCTTTATTCAATCAGCGCACCGAGATTTCTCTGCTCAAACAAATCATGCACGACGTTAAGGCAATCGCGCATCGCGGCAGAGACTAAAGAACATCGGCAATCACCCATCCGATAATTAGGATTCCCGCACAAGACCCAATGCCGATAAACCATTGCAGCCACGTCATGACATATCCCTCGGAGGAGTTTTCTTAGCGTTCTTGAATTCAATACGTTGCAATTCCTGTCCTTTGAAGTTGCACTCGTCCTGCGAAAAATAAAGATCGCGCGAAGTCGGCAGGCATTTCCACTTTCGCCCGCAGCCGCATTTGCAGGTGCGTTCAATGAGCTTTTTGCTTTTGTCCACGTCCCATCGGGCATACCACGCGGATATTTTTTACCAAGTAAAAAATTCAACACACAAGATCCGAGGCCGATTATCCTCGGAATGCATAAATGGATTTCATTTTCAAATAATTCTTTTTGGCAACGGGGACAAATCATTTTTGAGCTTTTCTCTTCATCCTCTTGGTTGCGTCCGCCTTGCCCATCCTGTAACCGGCTCTAAGCGCATCCAGAATTATCTCTTCGACTACGATTTGCGAAATCCATTCTGCATGGTCGTAAGGCTTGTGGACCTTTCTTTCGAGATCCAAAATCCTCCGCGCCACGGTTTTTG